GGCGTAGGCGGTTTGAGTGCCGTAAACCTCAAATTGTGGTTTGATAAACTTGCAACTTTCTTGGCTGAGAAAGTAAACGAGTTGCAGGACACGCTATCGGGCAACGAGGCGGCGGAATATATCCGTATTTTGCTTGACGATTACAGTGTGGAAAACCTAAACGACCTTGTTTTGTCGTTTACAAACGGCAATTTTGCAAAAAAAATTTTGAAATTATATCCGTCTGCAAGTGCAGTAACAAGACTAACGTTGCAGGCAATAATCGACCAAATCGCCGCCGATACGGCAAGTCTTTTCGCTCACATAGAGCGTCTCGACAACGCCAAATTGAGCAAAATTACATCTACGGCACCTTATAAGAGGGCGTATATAATCAACGCTGACGGCACGCAAAGCCAGGTGTATATATGCGATTCGCCCATTGGCAACGCAATTCCTCTATACACGAGCGACGGACAAATCAGTGTTGCGTTTCCTACCAAAAACGCCCACGCAAGCAATAAGGAATACACCGACAATCGAGATAAACTGCTTGGCTCTAATGTTGAATTATCTATCGACCCAACTACCTATGTAATGACGGTAAGACTCAAAAATACAGTAGGGGCTGTGTTAAGCACAGCGACGGTAGATTTACCGCTCGAAAGTATGATTATCGGAGGCAGTTATGCCGACGGCGTTCTTACTTTAAGATTGCGTAACGAGGACGGACATATCGACGACAATGTTATAAATATTGACATTTCCGACCTTATCGACGGACTTGTAAACATAACCACATATAACGCTGGCGTAGCCACTCTTAATGCTCGTATAGACGGCACAAATAATAATTTGCAGGCGTTTATAGACGAAATAGAATTAAGCAAAATTTACGCCCACGCCGCTTTTCACGCCGAAGAATCGGAAACGGCTCGTAATTTTACCCGAGGAGGTGGAATTGATAAGCAGTTTAAGGAAATCCTTGCAGGCAACGGAATGAGTATAGGGCTGTCAATGGATAGCAATTACAAACTAACTATTGACCTTAAAAACAAGAAAGGTGCGGTTATCAGCAGTGGTATGATTGACCTACCTATCGAAAGTCTTATTACAAACGCCTCTTATGGCAATAAAATCCTTACACTCACTTTCCAAAGCGGACAGACGTTAAAGGTAAGTATTGCCGATATTGTAAGCGGTTTGGTGCCCGAAACGAGAAAGGTAAACGGAAAGGCTCTCTCGTCGGATATAACACTTTCTGCGGAAGATGTCGGAGCGTATTCTAAAAACGACACTTACCAAAAAACCGAGGTCGGCAATCTTTTATCTGCAACAAAAACGGAACTCAGGCAGGATATTGAGGGTAAACAGGTTGTTGGATATGCTTATTTTTCAACTGAAACCGAAAAAGCAAGCGGATATATAAAGGGCGGACAAATAGACAAAGAATTTACGGCAATAAAAAAGGCTCTGGCGTCTCTTAACGTCAGTGAAACTTAAAATATAGGAGGACAATATTTATGTTGTTAGAAAAAACAAAAATCTACGGCGTTGACGGCGTAGGAAAATCGAGCCCTACGCTTGAAAGAACGGACGCCTCGGTGGGGCTTGGCTATACTAAGGGTGTAAGTGAAATTTACAGCGATTTCGACAAATGCTACCCTTGGTGTGAAATGCACGAGGTTGTGGACGAACTCGGAAATGTGTTTATTCGTATTCCTAAGTTTTATACGAAAATCACAAAGAACGACGACGGCAGTTACAAACACCAGATTTCAGGGTGCCGTTATGACGGATTTTCTACCTTGTTTATCGACGGCAAGGGCAACGAACTCGATTACATTCTCGTAGGCAAATACGAGGGCTCCTGCGACGGCTCGGATTATGCTACGGCTAAAATGAAATCCGTATCGGGTGCAACAGTAAAGGTATCTATTACCATTGACAATTACCGCAAGGCGTGTAGAAATAACGGAGACGGCTATCAGCAATACGACTTTTTGATTGACGCAATTCTTAAAGAATTGTTTATGATTGAGTTTGCTACAACGCACTCGCAATCTATTATGTATGGCTTTGCAAATGGCAATTCAGCCGCTCTTATTACAGGGCACACCGACAACGTTAGCACGCCGTCAGGCTCTTGGAATACAGGGCACGAAACAGTGGCGGAGGGCGAGGAGCCTATCGTTTGCACGACTTGCCACACTGACGGACATCACGCCTGCAAATATAGAGGCATTGAGAATCCTTGGGGCAACACCTGGACCTTTGTTGACGGTATCAATTTTAACGGCGAAAAGATTTATCACTGCTCCGACCCTGAGTATTACGAGGGCGGTAAGTATGACGCACCTTATTCGTATGTAGGCGATAGATGTATGAGCGAGGGTTACTTAAAAGAGGTTACGCCTTTTGCTAAAAACCCCTTACTTGGCTATGCTACCAAAAACGGAGCGAGTGCCAACACTTATTACTCCGACTACTACTATGTTTCGCAAACAGGCGTAATCCTTATCGTCGGTGGGGATTGGGACTACGGCGGCGGCGCTGGCTTGTGGTATTGGCGTGGTGGCAGCGCCGTGTCTGACACGAGCGGTCGCATCGGGGGTCGCCTTTGCTATAAACCTCTTTAAGAGAGGGATTGTTAAGGGGGAAACCTCCCCCTTGATAATTTATTAAAACAATAAAAGGGTAGTGCGTGCAATCCCCGTCCTTATCGTCGGTGGGAATTGGAACAACGGCGACAACGCTGGATTGTGGAATTGGAATGGTAACAACGCCGTGTCTAACACGAGCGGTAACATCGGGGGTCGCATTTAATCTTGTAATTTAGTTATAGCACGCACAATCCGTAGCCCTTGCTAAAAAACACTTCACAAAGAGGGCGGTTTAGTAGGTTTATTCTCGAAAGACCGCAGGAAGATTAAAGGATATTCTATGAAAAGGGTAGGTTATTTATACGAAAAGATGTGCGATAAGGATAGAATAATCAGGGCTATCCGAAACGCCGCAAAAGGTAAAACAAATCGACCTTACATTGCGAGAATACTTAACAACATAGAGTTTTACGCTCTCGAAATAAAGCAAATGTTAGAAAGCGGAAACATCGTTTTATCGCCTAACTCATACCAAAATATTTACGATAATTCTTGTCGTAAAAATCGGCTTATAACTGTGCCTCGGTTTTATCCCGACCAAATTATACATTGGCTCGTAATTACCGAAATTCAGCCTATAATCGAAAGGGGTATGTATAGGTATTGTTGCGGTAGTATTCCAAATAGAGGCGGAATTGACGCCAAAAAATATGTAGAAACAGCCATTAAAGATAAGAAAATGCGATATGTTGCCAAACTTGATATTTCAAAGTTTTTCAACAACGTTAAACCAAAGTATTTAATGGCGATGTTTGAAAGAAAAATCAAAGACAGGAAAATGCTTGATTTAATTTCAAAGATTCTAACTAACGGAGGCGACTGCCTGCCTATCGGTTATTATACCTCTCAATGGTTTTCTAACTTTTTCTTAGAGGGGTTAGACCACTATGTAAAAGAAACGCTGAAAATTAAGTATTATGTTCGGTATGTGGACGATATGGTGCTTATCGACGGCAATAAAAGAAAATTACATAGAGCAGTGGAGGCTATAAACGAATATCTAAAAACTATTGGGCTTTCACTTAAAGATAATTGGCAGGTATGGAAACTCCACAGCAGACCTATTGATTTTGTCGGTTATAGGTTTTATAAAAACAAGACCATTCTACGAAAAAGGATATTTTTTAGGCTTTGCCGTAGAGTGCGAAAAGTTAAAAAGACAGGCTACATCACACCACACCAGGCTATGAGTATTCTTTCTCTCGTCGGGTGGTTATCCCACATAAATGCGTGCAAATGGTATAAGAAAAATATTTATCCATACGCACCGAAAAATAAACTCAAACGGATTGTAAGCAATTACAGTAAAAAATTAAACGGAGGACTTAAACAATGAAAGTGTTTAGTAAAGAAAAGTGGTTAGAAACTGCCAACGCCCAAAAGGAACAAAAAATTTTGTCTCAGCGAGAAATTGACGACGCTTGCGAAATCTGGGTTGACGAAATGGACGGTAAGAGCGTAGAAGAACTTACCGCTCTCGGACATCAAAACATCAGGGAAGATTGGCTCGTAAATCGCTAAGGGTGGTAGTTATGAAAATGGAATATAAGTTAATTGAAAACATCAAAAAGGGCTTTATTGTAACAAGGGAGCCCGAGCAGGTGGACGACGAACTTATAATTACCTTTACAGGAGCCCCGAGCGGTGCGACGGCTATATTTGAAAATGAGAGCGGAAATTCGCTTTATAGGCAGTTGTATGACGCAACCTGCTCAATTCCTAAGGAGTTTATAAAAGGCTCCGTAAGGGTAACAATAGCCGTCTTAAACGGACAATTCAACGCACCTAAATATCGTTGCGAGACGATTTATTCTAAGACTGTCAACGGCGTGCTTATAGTGTGCCCTAACGGCTTAGATATTCCGCAGGAAATTATAAGCGTTTATGCCTGTATGCAGGACTTAAACAATAAACAAACCACGCTCACGAAAGCGATTGACGAGGTAAACGAAAAACTTGCTCGATTGCTCGACGGCTGGGATATTACTTAACAGGAGGCTTTGCTTTATGACTATGAGCAAGACAAAGAAAAGTGTAATCATTATGGCTATTGTCGTTTTACTTACGACAGTTATTTTCCTTTGCAGTGGCTTTACTACTACGGCATACGCCGCAGAGGCTGAAACTGCAACCGAAAACACGGAACAGGTCCAGACGGACGAAACTACGACTACGGCACCGCCTGAAACTTTCCTTACGAGGGTGGAATCGTGGTTTAACGACAATTTCCTTGAATTTTTATCTACCGTAAACTTTGGCTCGATACTTGCCTGTATCGTGGTTGCTATCGTTGAAAAGAAAGGCAACAAGAAAGCAAATAAGATTACGTTAGAAAAGTTGGGTGTAAATACCGAAAGCAACGGCGAGGTAGTAAAGGCTGTAAACTCACTTATTGATAATTACAACGCCACTATTGAAAAACTCAACGATATGGAAACCAAGAACGAAAAACGAGATATGATTTGTCAGGAACTCGAAACCTTTACAAAAGCAATTCTCGAAATTCTAACTACCGTTTATGCCAACAATAAGAATATTCCGCAGGCGGTTAAAGACCTTATTTCCTTAAAGTATGTAACCGCACTGAAAGCAAATAATCCTAACGCTGAGGAATTGCCTGCCGATGTAAAGCCTAACGCCGAGGAGGTGTAAGGCTATGAAGAATAAAACAAAAGGCACCTGCGTCCGTTGGGGGGCGACGGCTCTTTGCGTTGGGGCTCCTCTCGGGGCGACTATTGCACAATTTCCTGTGTGGGTTGCAACAAGCGACAAAGCCACGATGTCGGGGCTGTTTCTTGTAATGGCGTTTATTTGCTGTTTGCCGTTTGTAAATCAGTTAAAGGCTTATTTCAAATCCCCTGCAATATGGGTTGTTTGGACTGTTCTTTTGGTGCTATTTATTGCTTTACGCAATATTATAGACCAAATGGTTATTGTTTGTGCCGTCGGGCTTATTTCCAACGGTGTAGGCTCTATGCTTTACAAACTCGGCGACTACATAAAGACGATACCAGACAAGGAGGATAATACAAATGGCAACGGAACCAATTAAGCCCATAGGCACGCCGTCCTCTACATCGCAACCAGGCGGAAATAAAGTAGGTAATGCTATCGAAAATATGAACGCCAAAAAACGCAAAATTACTCGCAGTATTCTAAATAATACAGGTATTTTTGTCGGCGTTTTCCTCGTGTTTATCGTTATAGTAGTATTTACCACCGACGTTAAACTTACCTCAATTTATCAGGTAATCGAACTTGGCTTATCTTTCTTTGTGCTGTTGTTCTGCTCCTATTCGATGTTTGTAAACTTATCCGATAGCGGTAGTAGGGCAGGCAAGGAAAGCGATACATACATTAAAACGCTCACGGAATACGAGGACGAGAAAAAGAGTATTATCGACGCCAAAAAGCAGGGCAGGCTGACCGAGTTTTGTAGATACTATGTTATAGACGAACTAAAAAACGCTCGCTATTCGATTATTTCGGAGGTTGGTATTGATTTTGATGTTTATAATACGGATTACATCGGCAAGACGGAGGAGGAACTGAAAGAGTATAAAACGCTTACTCAACCGCAAATAAATGCTATTGTGAGGGCAAACAACGTTAAGCCTATCAAACTTACGCCTGAAATGATTTTTAGGCGTGGCAGGGGCAGTAATCGCCGTGCTCCGCTCGGCACTAAACCTGAGACGAAGAAAGGCATTACATACGGCACAAAATTCGTTAAAACCTGTATTACATCTATGCTTACAGGTATTATCGTTTTAGAGGTGGTTGTAACGCCAACCTGGGCGACCTTTGCGGCCTGCTTACTCAAACTATGTCCTGTGATTCTCAACGGCTTTACAGGTTATAAATTCGGTTATGAAAATATCGTTTATGACACTGTAAACTATATGAGCGACCAAATCGACCTAATGCACCAATTCAAGCAATATATAGAAGATAACCCCACGCCTCTTGCAATCGGCGTTGAGCCCTCGAAAAACGAGGCTGAGGAGGCGAATAATGAGACGGCTGTGGAGGAAATTCCTCAACCTGCTGAAAGCGTTGTTTAGGCAGTTAAAGGACAAAACAAACATTATTATATTTATAATAGTTTTCCTCGTTTTATCTTGTGAGGTATGGGTGCCTATTATTCTTGCTATCGTTACGCAAAATGCGTGGTGGTATGGAATAGCGGCGACCTGTTGGGCGTTTTGGTTGGCTCCATTTACGCCGTTTCTGCCCCTGTGCATAGCCCTTGCTTTTGCCGTCAGGAAAGCCTATGACGCACTGAAAAAGAGGGCAAGAAAGAGGCATAGCCCAGACGTTAATAACTATGTGGAAAACTCAAAAATAAGTGAAAAAGAGCAATCGAGGTAGGTTGCTCTTTTGTTGTTGCAAAAATTTTTATTTTTTCAAAGTTAATTTGAGTTGCTTTGAGTTGGCTATGCAAAAATTTTAAGTTTTTTGAGTTGGATTTCATTTTTTTACAAGTTGCTTTTCATTTCCTATTTATAAAAACAGCAAAAACCCCTTATATATAGCGTGCTTTTATCGTTTTTCTTGTTTATGCAAACTTTATGCAAATGCT